TAGCAGCCAAGAAGAAAGTAGCAAAATTAATATTTTCCAAAAAGGAGCGAAAGAAAGTAATAGGCTTTTCCATTTTAATATATTTATTAAATTTTCTTATATTAAATAATAATAATGAGTGATCAGTCAAATATTTTTAATCTTTATGAAGGTAATTTAAATCAATCAGCTATTGGTACTATGCAGCAAAGAGATCCTGCTAAAAATTTAAAATATAGACCCGGTGAAGCATCTCCTGGTCAAGGTTATGCTCGGTATAATTTACCAACTGTTAACAGTGCAAAAGTAAAAGGAGCTCCTTTTGCATCTAACGGTATAAGTGGTGATGAAGAAATGGTAATTAAAGGCTTTGGTGTCATCGATAGCAGTCAAGCAGATAAGTTACTAGATAGTTTAAAAAATGATATACATAAATTAATTGATAAAAACGTAACAGGTGCTATATTAAAGAGTAAAATTGATTTATATACTTCTATTATTAAGCAAATGAGTTGATTATTACGTTTTATATGCTATAATTAGTATGTGGGAGATATACTAAAACTAGACTGGGATAATATAGATTTTTTAATTAATTGCTTAACAGATCAGATACTACATAAGCGTATAAAGTTTGATAGTATAATTGCGTTAGGTAGAGGAGGACTTATACCAGGCGCAGCTCTTAGTTATAAACTAGGTATATTAGATCTACATAATTTAGGTATTAGCACCAGAGAGGATAATGGTAAATATCTTGAAACACTAGTATATCAAAAACCTGAAAGTATTGATAAAAATAATAAGATATTAGTGGTTGATGATATTAATGATAGTGGTCGAACGTTTACTGCGGTAAAGTCAATTTTATTATCGCAGTATGGTATAGACGGTGATAATATTTGTTTTGCCAGTTTAATTAAGAGAGATAGTACTGAATTTGAGGATTTGAATACTATTTCTGGTAATACTGTATATAGTACCAGTTGGTTACAGTTTCCTTGGGATAAATAATTAAGTGAAAGCTCGACCTTTTTATTTCGAAATTAAAGATATGCTCACGCAGTTTGTCGCTGCGTTTGATGATATAGTCATCGGTAGGTTTAATAGAGATAGAGTCGAAAGAGATAAAATAAATGTTAGATATGTATATGCTCCAAAGCAAAGAGTATTATATGACCTAGTTAACGAAAATAAGACTTTAACTTTACCTGTTGTATCAGTCAATGTAAGTAATATTTCAAGAGATACAACTAGGGTTTTCAATAAATTAGATGGGTTTTATTATCAAGGTATTGTCGGGGAAGAAAAAGTATCAAGACATATTAAAGCTCCAGTCCCAATTAATATTACTTTATCTGTTTCTGTCCTAACTAGATATCAAACCGATATGGATCAAATACTAAGCAATTTTGTACCTTTTTGCAATCCATATGTTATTATATCGTGGAAAATACCTGAAAAATTTAATTTAAGTGTCGATCAAGAAATAAGAAGCGAGGTTTTATGGACCGGTGATGTTAGTATGGGTTACCCAACTGAATTAACATCAAGTCAAAAAGCAAGAGTTACAGCAGATACATCATTTACAATTAAAGGTTGGTTGTTTAAAGATACTGACAACCCCTCTGGTAATATATTCTTTATAGATAATAATTTTCATATCGGTTCTAAATTAGAATATTATGATAACTTAGAATCGGTATCTGATAATGATACAGTTATATCTCGAGAGGTGGCTGGTTCACCTTTTATAACGGATGTGTTTTATAATGGAGTTTTATTGCAAGATAATTTAACTATTGCTTCAAACACATCAGGTAGTATAATTTTAAACGGTACTGGCTTTACGCATACAGAAACTGTATTGTTTAGTACTAACAATGAAACAGTATATACAAATTTAACATCTATATCTAATTTTAGTAGACAACCTGCTGTATCTGGTCAATCTATACCATTTACAATACTAAATGATAACACAATAATTTTTGATTCACCATCTATATCAGATGGTAAAATTAGATTCATACCTCTTAATAAAGCTGGTTATGATTTTTCAGACTCATCGTATATGGATACCTTATGTGGAAGAGGTTTAAGAAGTACGTTTATTATAGTAGAATAAGTATTAAATAATAATAATGGCCGACCAACAAAATAGTTCAGGACAATCTGGTTTCTTAAAGAATTTAGTTAATAAACTACCATACCAGTCTGTAGATTTTAATAAAGTTCTTGGTGATTTAAATCCTAAGTATGATACATTCCAGGACACTGGTATGCGAAGAGTCGAAGCGTTAGCTAAAAATTCTATTTTTTATAATAACGATTTCAATAATACCGGTACAGGTCAAATTGCAGTCGATGGTAATTATAGTGCTTTAGTATATGCTAATGTAGAAGAAAATAAAGGCGGTAGAATGAGAGATTACCGTATAATGGCTGCATTTTCTGAGATTAGCGATGCATTAGATGAAATATGTGATGAATGTGTTAATAAAGATGATGCAGGTAATATTATCAATTTAATCTTTAGAAATACTGATATAGATGAAGAGAAGCAGCAAAATATAAAAGATGAATTTGAAAAATATATTGATTATTTTAACTTTGAAAAGAAAGGTTTTGAATATTTTAGACAATTATTAATAGAAGGTGAGCTTTATTTTGAGCATATTATTCACCAAGGTTATACAGACGATGGTATTTTAGGAGCTGTTGCTTTACCTAGTGATTTAATTGACCCTATATATGACAATATACAAAATATGATCATTAAAGGTTATATTTTACGCAAACCTATATTTGACCCTAATAAACCTGAAAAAATAGAAAAGTTTGATTTTATTCCAATGGATGATAATCAAGTATCATATATTAATTCGGGTATATGGAATCAAGATAAGACATTTAGATTACCATTTATCGAAAATGCAAGAAGATCATATAGACAGCTATCACTAGTTGAAGATGCTATTGTAATTTATAGATTAGTTAGAGCACCAGAACGTTTAGTATTTAATGTTGACGTCGGTAATATGGCACCACCTAAGGCTGAAGCATATTTAAGAAAACTAATACAAGAATATTGGAGTAAAAAGACTTTTGATTCTAATCAATCAGGTCAAGTTCAGAAGTTTAACCCTCAATCAATGCTTGATTCATTCTGGTTTGCTAAAAGAGCTGGTTCAGAAGGTACATCAGTTACACAATTAGCGGGAGGTGCTAACTTAGGTGAGTTAGCAGACTTAATGTATTTTGTTAACAAATTATATAAAGCATTAAAAGTACCTCTTAATAGATTGAACCCGGAAAGTGGATTTAGTGATGGTAATGAAATCTTAAGAGAAGAATTAAAATTTGCTAAATTTATTATTAGATTACAACAGCAATTTGCAGGGGGCCTTAAAAATGGATTTATAACGCATTTAAAATTAAAGGGCTTCTTTGATGAATACGATCTTAAAGACCCTAATATACATTTAGAGTTTAATGTACCGACCAATTTTTATGAATTAAGAGAAAGTCAAAAGTTAGAACTTAAAGCTGCAAACTTTAACTCGTTAGCAACCAATGAATTTGTAGCAGCAACTTATGCACAAAAACGTTACCTAGGTTGGAATGATGTCGATGTAAAGGCTAATAGAGAGTTCTTACGTAAAGATGCTGAACTACAATGGGAGCTACAGCAAATTGGAGCAGGTGGGCCGAATTGGAGAGATGATTTAGCAGGACCAGCTGAAGGTGAAGCACCTGCTGGTGGTGGTATAGGTGCACCTGCTGGAGGTGCTGATGGGGAAGTACCTCCTGAATTTGGCGGTGGGCCTGCTGATGTAGGAGCTGAACCTGCCCCTGAAGCAGCACCTGAAGCAGCACCTGAAGAGCCAGCTTAATTAATTAAGCGTGTTCTCTATAAATTACAATAGGTCGTGGACCTCTAAAGCTAACTTCAAGTACATCATGATTCGATGGTTTATTATCATTGATATATTGAGCTAGTAAAGTTGTATCTTGTATAATATTAACTTCACTTGTGCCATTTGCTGATGTAGTAGGTACTACTGTTATTGATACGTCACCTCTTGCCATATTATTATTTATTAACTTACATCGATTTTATTAAATATTTATGATGTCAAAATGTGAAATAGCTCCTATATCCGGTTTCCAAAGTACAAATCTTAATTCTAGAGTCGATAATTTTAATAGACTTGGTGATAGGATACTAAGATCTTTAGGATACCCCTTTACCAATGTTGAAATACATAGAGACCAGCTATATGAAAATATTAGTATTGCAGTTGAATACTTTAGTAAGTTTGCTGGTTATACTAAAGAGTATCTAATATTTGATAGTAATTTGTATAAAAAAGACTATGGTATAAAAATAGATGATCTTTTTACTCTACAAAATAGTGAGACCTTTGCTGAGCAAAAAGAATTAAAAACTCCTAATAAAGATTTTACTAAGTCTATCAATACTAAAGAGACAGTATTTACAGCTACTTCAGCTATACCAGGTTCATTATTCAGTTCAATTTCAAGTCTATCATCAGCTTTAGAAAATGGAATAGCATCTAATGATATTTTTGCAGAAGATTTTTACAATGAAATTGTAACTGAATTATCCGCTATAGGGGATTTATTCCAACCACAAGTTAAAAATAATATTACCAGGCAGGGATCTGTTGTTAACGATTCAAATCAATTAATTAATAGTTTTGATTACGATGTAATGGATTACAGAAAAGTAATTGCAGTTACTGATTTTGAAGAAGGTTCAAGCACTGGGATCAATACATTATTTACAATTGAACAAACCTTAGCTCAGCAAACATATTTTAGTTATGCAATGGGTAATTATGGTTTTGATTTAATTAGTTGGTATACTTTAAAAAATTGGTTAGAAACAAGAGAAAAAATGCTAGCAACAAAACGTTCATATGCATTTGATGAAAGAACGCAAATTCTAAGAATGTTCCCTCAACCTAACGCAAGTAGTAGTAACGTTAGATTTTACGGGGTAGTTTCTTGTTACGTTGAAAGACCCATTAGAGATATATTAAAAGAGTTATGGGTATATCAATATGCATTAGCTTTGACAAAAATGGCAGTTGCTAATATTAGAGGTAAATATGGTAACGTTACTCTTTTTGGTGGAGGTAGTTTAAATGCATCTGAATTTATGACGCAAGGTTTATCAGAGAAAGAAAAGCTAGAGGAGCAATTAATGACTGGATCTGCTCCAGGTCAAGGGGATGCAGACCCTCCTTTATTCTTCGTTGGTTAATTATTTAGCGTTAAAAACTTCAATAAGTTTTTGAATAACTATACTTGCATCTTTAACATCTATAGCCTGGGTATTGGTTGAAGATGATTTAATATTAATCTCTTCTTCTGTTTCGTAATCACCGTAAACATCTTCATCGTCACTAAAAGATAAATCTAATTCTTCTGATTCATCATCGTCAACAACTTGAGTTATTGGTTGTGTGCAACCAATATCAGTTAATATTACACTTAATAATTGATTAGTATAGCTTTCTTCTTTCGCTCTACCTACAAAATCAATAATTTCTGATTGGGTAAATTTACCCTTAAGATCATTTATAGGATTTTTAAAACTACCATACGATAGTAATGGTAAATATTTTACAGTAATATCGGCAGAGTCTTTAATTAAAAAATATGCACCTTTTTTATTAATAGTTACCCCAGTATCAGGCTTTTCAAATGCTATTTTAGCTGGTCGCATTAAATTTTTTTGTCTTATTTCGCTGTTCTTAATGATTTTCTCTTCAAATGTCATAACTATATTTATTAAAAAGAATAAAAAATTTCGTCAAGGCATTTTTAAACCTATCAATTCACAAAAATATATTGGTAAAGGTAACCCTACATATCGTTCTGGGTGGGAGTTAAAATTTTTTAGATGGGCAGATCTAAATGAAAATATATTAGCTTGGGGTAGTGAAAATATTATAATACCCTACCTAAACCCTTTAGATGGTAAAGTTCATAGATATTTTGTTGATAATTATATCGTCTTTAAGGATAAGAATGGTAATAAAAATAAGTTTCTAATAGAGATTAAACCAAGTAAACAAACTTTAAGACCAGTCAAAACTAAATTTAAAAAACAAAAGACTATCATATACGAACAAAAGATGTATGTTCAAAATACAGCTAAATGGAAAGCTGCAAATGAATGGTCAAAGAAAAAAGGTTGTAAGTTTCTAATCATAACTGAAAAAGAATTGAACATATAATTGAATAATACGTATTTTGACCTAAATATCCTATATGCCTGCAGAGTGTCAAGTCAATAATATTGATATAGATTTAATTTATTCAAATACT